AACTTAGTACCTTGAGCCCAGCGAGACTGGCTCTGCATATCTAGCTCATCGCCTGTATTGAGGATGAGGTCGAACTTCTCTCGCTTTACTAACTTGATAAGATTCTTAACAGCTTGCTCATGATGGTATGGGATTTGTAAATCCGATATAACAAGATAGCGGGCTTTAGTCATCGTCCTCATCTTCGTAGTTGCCGAACTTCTCTGGATCGACAGGGTTAGGCAATATCCATGCAGGGTAAGCATTAGGTTCAGTAATCATGAACATGGCTACATCTTCTTTGAAGCCTGCTCGCTTAAGACTACAGAAATACTCATAAAGCCCAATGCAATAAGCATCTAGCTTTGAGTAACCTTGATCCTCTAATGCCTTAGTTGCTTTTCTTGCCATAGCAGAATGTTACCTGTCTAGTAAGATGTTGTAGATTTCATCGACTCGCGTGTTGAGTCTTTTAATCTCAGACAACAAGTGGGTAATTACATACCCAGACAAGCCACCGATGATTGCCAGTGTTGCTAGGTATAGCGTGAAGAAGTCAGATTGTGTCATTTTTTAGGGGTCGCATATCCAAAGACACCAGCAAGAACAGCCCAAAGAATTGAGCGGTAATCAGCTGCGAAATTAGTTGCAGCCCAAGCTGCTAAGAATGCTCCAGCAGTAAGGACATAAGGGCTTTTCATATTCATTATTTTCCGCCTAACATAGGTATCTGATAAAAGTCACCATTGTTATCAGCTTCTTTCTTAAAGCTGACATGCATGTGATGATTGTGCTTATTCGCCCCTGTGTATTTACGCCATTTCCATCCGAGAATGGGAGACGCAATCCTGCCGTCAAAGATGATGTAGGACACTCTCTTGCCATCACGCTTTGCAAAGATTCGAATCTCATCTGCAAGATCGGGCATGATGTCTGGCTTGGCTTTGCCCGATAAATCACGGTCAATGTCGATAGCACGAACCCATCCATCCACATCTGGAATATGATCAGACTTGCCTTCACGCATGTGCCTGATATCTGCGACCCAGCCGTCAGACGCACGATCACGCTCTGAGAAGCAATCATCAATCTGTTCCCTTAATTGAATGCCAGCTTTAGAAAGTTTTGCTTTCATGTGTAATTGTGTTAATCATTCACAGTTACTATTTGCACATTTTCAGGATTATATTTATTTACATCTCGCGCAATAATCCACGCAAGATATTCCGCTTCAGTCATGGCCTCAACTTCTGGCAATAATTGAGCAACATCTGATTGAGCAGCAGGTACGCAAGTGGCAATCTGACCCGCAAATTCGCCTTGAGTTTGTGTGTATGTAATTACTTTTCGCATTATTGATCTCCAAATCCTGTGACATAAACGGCATCACTGTCTGATAACGTGCCCGCAAGATTTGTTGTAATTAAGCCAAAGTCACCTGCGTTTTGTGTTGGAACGGTTGTGCCAACCATAAGAGTTGTGTCATTAGATGCACCTGATAATTTTTGAACTGTAGCTAATACAACATAATTTCCACTCGAGAAATCTGTTGCAACATTTAGAGTGTAATAGCCTCCCGCATTGTCTGTAATAGAAGTGAAATTGTAAGATGCATTTATCGCTGGTGTTCCAGTTCCATTAAACTTGACCCAGAACTTTGCGGCGCTTGGATGATATTGCTGGCGTCCTGGAGTAACTGCAACACTTGTGCTAGATGCTGCTTCCATTTCAGCCTGAGTTGCAGCAGATAATCCACTAGAAGCAGCAGCCCATTTTACTTTGCCAGCAGAAGCTGCATCCCTTGTTAAAACTTGTCCATCTGTTGCTGAAGTGGGATCAATGTAATTGACCGTACCTGAGAGGTCGTTCATGTTTGTTGCGCTAAGGACGTCCCCTGTCGCGTAATTAGCCTTCGTAGGCCAGCCTGCTGCCATTATTTGCTCCTTCTAGTAGCTAAACACGGATGTCCCAAGGATACCGTATAATGTCGAGTCGAGTATGAAACCATCAATTATTGGTTCCATGGTTATAAAAGTAGTAATCCACGAATTAGGGGTTATATCGTGATTTACTCCCTGTACCTGTAGAGTCTTGGTTATCGTTGATCCGCTATCGGTTGTATTGGTAATTGTGACTGGGTCAAAATAATCAAGGCTAAGTCCTGCTGTTACTCCTGCTGTATAACTTGGAGTCATCAGATCAAGAGTCAAAGCATCAATGCGAATGCTGGTGTCCTTGCGAGATGCTACATAAGCCTTGGCAAAATCCAGAGCTACAGCATCAGTCTCCATGAGCAAGTTCTGCTGAGTATATGAGTGCAGGAAATAAGTATCGATTGAAGTGGCGTCGCTGGCAGTCTGAGTAGTACCGCCTGTACGCTGGATGTTGGCTTGGTTATAGACCAGCTTGTCATCAAAGGCGAACTTAACATTGGCATAGGGAATACCTGTGCCAGTTTGGTTAAAGACTGTTGGAGTACCGCCAATAGATGCGGTTGTAAAGGCTCTATCTTGGAATACAGCGTTTCCAGCAGGGTCACAATAGAATGCCCCATACTCGGTCAATTCAACAGTTTTGAGGGCTGTAAGAGCTGCTCTAGAGCTTGCAGGGTCGGCTTGGCAGGTTGTCTGTCCAGTATCAATATCGCGCATAGTTAAAGGCCAGTTAATCGTGTCTAGAATCCTGCCAATACGAGTGCCAGTAGTTTCACCTGCTACAGCGCCAGTTACTGTGGTGATTGCTGAGGTATTGAATATTTTGAAAGCATCAAAGGCTGTAATGGTGACATAAGCAGTCTCTTGGCCTTGAGGATAGGTGTAGCGATATTCTGCTGTATAACCTGAAAAGAGATAATAATCAGTACCGCCATAATTGGCTGAGATTCGGAGTTTTCTAGCTGGTTGTAGATAGCCATAAATCGGAGATGATGTATTCTGAGGATTGAAATCACCATTAGGGTCAAGGATTCGAACCGTTGCCTGACCAGCGTCATAAGTATCCTGCAACAGGTTGCGACCTCTACGAATAGCGATATTGGTTGTAGAAGTTGAATAATCAATAACTAGAGCAGCATTATCTGCTAATACATTTGTACCAAGGATACCCTTAGCAGGATCATCTAAAGTAAAGGGAATGCCGTAGCCAGGGCCATTAGCAAAGTTGATAGATACTGAAAGAGTTGCTGGAAGCGCCATTAGATAGCCGTAATAACTGCCTGACGGCTATATCCAATAGCTGACCCAGCCCATCCAGATTGAGCAAGGGCATCGTTAATGGCTTGGTTAAGGTCATTCTGAGCAATTACAGAACCTTGAACGGTTGTGTTAATAGTGACACCTGCTGTTGAACCAGCAGTACCACCACTACCAGCTGTAGGTACTTGAGGCATTATTCCAGTTGCTCCACTTATCCCAGCAGCAGCTGCTGCTTGAGCTGCGTATCTTGCACCTGATAAAGCCTGTGCAAATGATGCACCGCCTGCTAATCCAGCAGCTAAAGAGTTTTGAGCAATGGTGTTAGTCAATGCAATGGATTGACCATTAACTTCAATCAAAGCTCGTTTGACTCCGTCTAGGCCAATCTCCCATGCAATGAATGGATTACCCACATCCAGAGAATAAACCTCAGATAAAGTAGCTTGAAGCATTGTTACCTTGGCTTGGACTTCATTAAGCGCTTTTGTGTATGTATCTATCTGGCTGATGTTTTCATCTTGGATAGCCTGCATAAGCTTTAGACGAATACGATCTTCTTCTGAAATCTTGCCCTTAAGAGCTGCTTCAATCTGAATCTTCTGTAGGTCAAAGATTGACTTGGCTTTGGCTAGTTTTAACTGTGCAGCAGTTACTTTAAGAAGTTCTTTTTGACTTTTAGTAGTAGCCGCTGTTGTTTTATTAAGATAAGAGCCAGATTGAATTGGATTCTTTTGATTAGCAACTTCTTCAATTCGTCTGGTTTTCGCACCAGCTTGATTTAATAGAGTTATGTAACTACCAAGAATCGGAATGGCTTGAACTATATTTGCCCCTGTTAATCCAGAGACTCCAGGAATCTTTTGCAATGCAGCAGCCATGAGGCCAAATCCGCGAATGACATCAGCAGTATAAGTTGCTAGGTTTTCCATATCTGTTGCTAGATTAGAAACAGTCTTGTCTCCAGATAACACAACTAAGGCATCTATAATGCCTTTTCCAATGATTTCCTTTACATTCTCAGCAGCAACCCCAAGCTTGGCTATCGATCCTGCAAAGGTAGCAGCGGATTCAGCAGCTGCACCCTTAAATGTTTTGGCTAACTGGTTAGTAATTTCCTCAAAGGATTTAGTCTTTAGGTCTGCCTTAGATATGCCAACACCTAAGCGAGTTAATGCTGTGTTATTTCCTAAATATGCTTTGCTTAAAGCTGCTGTGACGGAAGATAAATCTTTGCCACTTGAGGCACTAAGGTCTAACGCTAGACCCATCAATCTCTGAGCCTCGGCAGAGTTTCGTGTGGCTACCGCTAGTTGCTGGTAACTCGGACGAAGGAGGTCATCGACCACACCGAATTCGCTCTGAAGTCTCTGGATGTAGGATTCAGCAGAAGCGGCATCTCGCTCTAAACCGACATTCTTAAGAGCTAGGGCTAATTGTTTTTGAGCCTTCTGATCATCAGCTGCTGCTTTAACGGAAGCCTTTGCATAGCCAAGAATGGCTGCTGTACCTAGACTTATGCCTAGAGTCTTGCCTAAACTTTTAGCGGACTTGGTAAGTTTATCGGTTGCGCTTTCAGCTTGCTTAAAGGCTTTTTTGCCAGTGAACTCTGCTGCGACATCAATAATAATGCTCATGCGGTTGCCTTCTTAAAGTCTTTGCTGGCCTTTTCAATAGCTCTTAGAACACCATCACGAGCTGCGCCTCTATCTTCTTCATAGGCGCGAAAGAGAACGCGTCCGCGCTCTTTATCTTTACCCTTGAACTCTCCAGCAGATTTATTATTTTGGTTCTGAACGAATCGACTAGATGGAGTCTTGCGACCCATAGTTTCATAAATAGCACCAGCTGCGGACTTGTTGAATAAACGCGCTAATGATCTAAAGCCTCTGTTGTTAGCTTTAGATGGAGTGGTCTTATATGAAATGCCTCGCTTAGCTGCGCTGGCATCATAGAGCGGGAATCTGCCAGTGTAGTTATCGCGTGTACGCCATCCGCTAAGGATTGAGCCGTTGTCTGGGAGATAGCCTTTAGCGACCTTTACAACAGGTTTTAAGGCTGTTGCAATCTCTTTTGGCATCTGTTTAGCCAAGTCAGGCGTAAAGGCGCGTAGAGCCTTGCGGAGTTCAATACCGCCCTTTACGCTTACTGGCATCTTGAATCTCCTTTGCTTCATCTTTGAGACCCTGCAACAAGGCTTGAAGCATTATCGGGTCTAAATCTAATATCTGTTGTGGCGCAATCCCCAACCTTATGCTTAGCCTAGCAATGAGGTAAGTGAATGGGAGATCGCGCTTTAAGACAAAGGGTCTGAATCAAGCACCTCAACACTCTTGAGTGTCTCGATGAAGTCAATCCCGTAAGGCTTAACCGTCTCACCTGAACGGCGTAGAACTTCCCATGCAATCCAATAGACATCCGATTGCTTTTCATCATCACGAAAAGCCTTGTGAAAGCCCTTTTTAGCGAATTGCTCGAATGCATACTCCACTGCTGGAGTAATCTCACCTTCGATAACGCTTCCATCTGTTCGAACTATCTTAAGTTTTGCCATAGTTAGCCCCCTTGTTTAATTGTTTAGAATGTGCCTGTTGTAGCCACTGCAACTGTTGAGTTAGCAGTGAATGTAATTGACTGTGTGCCAATGTCACCAACAGCACCATTGATGTCTGTTGTGTTATTGACTAGCAATGAAACAGTGTAAAGAGGATTAGTAGCAGAAACTGCTGTTCCCTTTGTCTGTAGGAATACACATGTGACTGTTGTTCCCCATGCAGCTTGAAGTGTTGCAAGGACATTGGCTGACGCTGTGTCGTTTAGGAAATCAATAGTTACAGTAGATGCTTCCAAGCCCTTA